GTCGTCGCAAAGTTAGAAAACCGCGACGACGACGCAACATCGATCGCGAGATCATCGAGGAGCGAGATCTGCTCGACGGCGACGGCGCCGGGCTCGCGACGACGCGGCGCCTCGCGCTCGTACTCGCGCGCGCGCGGAGGGGCGGGGGGGTGGAGCTCGACGGCCGGGACGACGGGCGGGCTCGCGCGCGCGCCACGCGCACGGGTGCGGTTACCGCGGCGACTGTTGCAACCGTGATGGACGAGGCGCAGCTCATCGAGCGGCGGGAGCTCAGCACCTCCGGCGTGGAGCGGGACGACGTGATCCACCGACGGGGAACCAGCCGAGCGGGCAGGAGCGTCGGGATCGAAGGGACCACCGCACAGCTCGCAGCATCCATCCGCCCGCGCCTCGAGCTGCGGACGCAGGCGCTTGATGTGCGCCTGCCATGCGCCACCGCGGATGCGAGCAGGAGCAGTCACGGCCTGAACTTATCCACAGGTGCGGACGTGCGCGACCCTACCGGCGCCGCACCCCCCGCAATCCCGCAAGCGGCGCGAGGTGCGGCGGCTGACCGGCGCCCACACCTCACACCGCACACCGTTCAACGGTACGCGGTAGCTGACCCCTCAGCGTCGGGAGGTCGCCGTCGCCGTCGCCGTCCGCGATGTGGCACCACACCCGCGCACCTTGTCCACAGGTGCGCGCGTGCTTGCTCTGGGCGGACGGTCGCACGACGTCGAGAGCTCGCGGCTATGTCAGCGGCTCGAGCCCGAGCTCCTCCTCTCGATGTGCTGGAGCTCGAGCCAGAGCGCATCGAGCTCGCGCCCGGCGAGGCGGAGCGCGCGATCAATGGCGGCGAGCGCGTCGCGGAGCTCGTGCTCGAGGAGCACCGTCCGAGCGAGCGGCGCCCTCACGGCTCGCGGTAGAGCTGGACGAGCACGGTGCGCCTTGCTCTGGGCCAGAGACGGTAGAAGGGCGGGGGCGCACCCGGCTCGATCGAGGCGGCCTCGAGCTCAGAGGCGGGGATGTATACCCAACAGCCGCGCTCGCGCCCCTTACGGACGGCGCGCCTACGGGCCGCTTGGTCATACCCAGGCACCTAGCAGTACCCGCCCCAGGGGCTTAGGCGAGCGCGCAGGTACAAGCGGTGTGCCATCGCCGCATTCGCACGCGCGTCGAGCATGCGATCGGCGAAATGCCCGACCGACTCGCCGCGGTCGCGCCAGAGCGCGCCGATCTGGAACAGACCGAACGAGCCGCGCGAACCGTCCGAATGGTGATCGCTCCAATTGACCGCACGCGGATCGAGGCGCGACTCGCGCCAGGCGATCCCGAGCATGCAGGCGCCGAGCGCGCCCGTGCCGAACTCCGCCCGGATCACGGCGGCCGCCCGCGGGGCATTAGCGGATATGTCCCGCCTAGCCCCGCGGGCGCCCGCCGTCAGCCAGAGCGCCAGGTTGACGAGCACGAGCACGAGCACGAGCACGAGCAGCGCCCGGTGTGCGTCGCGCGAGGGCGGACGGCGGCGCCCGCCCGTGATCGGCGAGCGCGTCAGAGCTCACCCCGACGGAGCGCGACCGCGACCGCGGCCGTGATGTTGCGCGCCTCGAGCCGCGAGGAGGCGGCCGCGCGCAGGTGCTGGACGGTGTGCTCCGAGAGGTGGAGCTCGAGCGCCGTCTCACGCGTCGAGGAGCCGCACGCCGCCGCACGCAGGACGTCGCGCATGCGCGGCGTGAGCGGGCCGGGCTCGTCGCGGTAGCTCAAGGTTCCGCCACCCGCACAAACGCGACCTGATAAGCCTGCGAAACCGAGCGGGTGCGCTCCATCACCTGCCCGCCGTTTGAGTTGTCGCCCGTCGAGGTGTTGCCCTCGATCGTGTCGAAGCCGAGCGAGCTCCCGGCCGTCACCATCCCGACGTGGTCCATCCCGCCGCCTTCCCAGTCGAACAGCACGAGATCTCCGGGCATGGGCTCGTCCACGAGCGAGAGGCCGAAGAGCCCGCTACGAGCGTCTGAGTAGATATAGGGGCAGTAGCTGTAGCGCTGCCCGGCCGCGAACGAGGGCGAGCCGCCGTCCACCGCGTGCTCGAAGCAGTAGGCGACGAACATCGCGCACCATGGCTCGTAGTTCATCCCGTACCAAGCGCCGAACATGTTCCCGTTGGTCCCGGGCGGCGACTCGACATAGCCGAGGAAGGTGCGGGCGAGCCCGAGCGCCGCCTCGCGGACGGTGCCCTCGCGATCGTCCAGGTACTCGGCCCGGAAGCGCTCGAGCTGCTCGACGGCGATCGCGTCGAGGATCGGCTCGCCAGCGTGCGGGAGCCCGTCCGGCACGCGCGCCGAGCGGATCAGGTTGTAGGTGTGCTCACCCATCCAGCCGGTCGCGTCGATCCCGTTCTGACGCTGCAACCCGGCGAGCCCGTTCTCGGAGACGTTGCCGGAGCGGCCGTGCGCGAAGGCGTTCGAGAACGAGTCATCGAACGAGCTCGCCGGGCCGCGCCAGTGACCGGAGCGCCAGACCGCGCGCTTGACCGCGAGCACGTCGTCGCCGTCACCCGAAGGCGCCTTCCCCTTGCGGGCGGCGTCGGGCGGATAGAGCGGCCGGGTGAACGGCGGGCCGACCATCGGGCCGCCCGGGCTCGCGTGCTCCCACCATTCGCTCATCGCGTCTCCAGGAGGAGCGCGCGGAAGGCGATCCGGGCGGCGCGCTCGTAGCCGTGGCGCTCGATGAGGTCCGAGAGGATCGTCGCCATGGGCGGGACGTCGCCGCCGCGGATCGTCCCGTAGAGGCGACGGTGTCGGAGGACGTCGGCGGAGAGCTCGTTCGCTTGGGCGAGGAGGAGGATCGCGTCCTCGAGCTCGCGATCGAACGGCGGCTCGAGCTCGAGCTCGACGGCGCTGCGGTCGATGGAGCCCGGGTCGCCGAGCTCCGGCCGGTGATCGCTCATCGTTTCTTCCAATCGTCGCCGTGCTCGAAGCAGACGTCGGCCCGGCGCCCGCAGGTCGGACAGCGGAGCGTCAGATCCGCGAGGACGTCGAGCCTGGCTAGATCGCTATGCGCGTGGCAGGTAGGGACGTGCGGCGAGCTCGTCGGCCCGCCGCAATACTGACAATGACCCCAGGGGGTCAAGCGTCGTGTTGCTATTCTGCGTGTGGACATATCACCCCCGCACGAATGGAGACGTGAAAGAATGGGACTGGACGACGCTACTACCCCGAGCAGGCGGAAGCAAACGACGAAGCGATATGCGGGTTATCCGCGCGTGTCGCGTGTCGGTGCGCGCGACGACGAGCGGCTCCGCTCGCCCGAATTCCAGGCGGAGCTCATCGCCGGATTCGGGCGCGAGCACGGGCTCGACGTGGAGATATTCCCGGCGGAGCTCGACGTGTCGGGCTCGAAGCGCTCGCGCGCGATCCTCGATCAGATCCTCGCCCGGATCGAGGCCGGGGAGCTCGCCGGAATCATCGTCGCCAAGCTGAACCGGCTATCGCGCCTGAAACCGACCGACCGGCTCGAGCTCTTCCAGCGAATCGAGGCCGCGGGCGGCGAGGTCCTGTCGGCGAGCGAGCCAAACGACATGTCGACCCCGGAAGGCCGCTTCGCGCGCGAGATGTTCCTGGCGCTTGCGCGGATGGAATGGGAGCGCTACGCCGACCAGTTCGCGCACGCGAAAGAAAACGCGGTCGAACTGGGAATCGCGATCAAGGCGCGCGCGCCGTTCGGCTACCGCTTCGACGGCGAGCACGGGCTCGCCGTCGTCCCAGACGAGGCGCGCGTCGTCTGCGAGCTCTACGAGCTCCGCGCGGGCGGCGCCTCCTACGGTGCCTGCCTGGCGCTCTTCGAGGCGCGCACCGGCCGCCGCTCCTACCGCCAGACGATGAAGAGCATGCTGACGAACCGCGCCTACCTGGGCGAGCTCCACTATGGGCGCACGGCCGCGACCCGGCTCGTGAACCTCGAGGCGCACGCCGCGATCGTCGAGCCCGGGCTCTTCGAGGCCGTGCAGGCCGTCAACACGGCCGCCGACGACGCGGGTGGCAGGCGCCATAACGGCCGCGCCGCCTCGCTCCTGGCGGGGATCGCCGAGTGCGCTAACTGCGGGCGCGGGCTCGTGCGCACGAAAACCGGGAGCCGTCCCGCCTACGCGTACAAGTGTCCGAACGACGCGCGCCACTGCTCGGCGCGGGCGCACATCCAGGCGGGCGAGCTCGAGGCGCACGTCGTCGAGCGCGTGCTCGCCTGGGCGGGCGGGAGCGCCGACGAGCTCGTAGAGACCGAGGTGGCGCTCGAACCGGCCGCCGAGCGCGAGCGGCTCGAGCTCCGGCTCGCGCAGGCGCAGACGGCCGCGCTCGAGTACGAGGCGAACGTCGAGCTCGAGCTCGAGGTCGGGGCGGCCGCCTACGCGGCCGGGCGCGAGGCGCGGCGTCAGCTAGTCGAGCGGCGCCGCAACGAGCTCGCCGCCCTGGGCGCTGCCACCGAGCTCGAGACCGTGCGCTCGACGCTCCGGCGCGAGCTCGCCGGAGACAGCCTGACGACCGACGAGAAGCGCGGGCTACTCGCGATCGCGCTCGCGGCGGTCGTCGTCTGCCGGACCCCGTACCGGCTCGCCCCGGTCGAACTGCGTGCGGAGCTCGTGTTCGCGGATGCGACGGCGCCGGAGGAGACGCCGGAGCTCCTCGAGCATGCGCGCGCGGAGCTCATCGCTTGATTCAGGCATGGCGGCCTACCCTTCCCCCTGGTTGATCGCGCTCGCGGGAACCTACCTCCTCGAGCGCCTCGAGGCGCGTGAGGCGACGGTCGATCGAGACGAGCTGCCTGATAAGCCAGACGACGGCGACGACGAGCACGGCCTGGACAAGGTCGAAGATGGGCGTCCAGACGGCCGAGGCGATCATGGCGCCGCGGGCCAGTGCGCCTGCACGTGCGAGAGGATCATCGCGTCGGTGATAACCGATTCGTCGCCGCCCGGGTTCGGGTTGTCGGCGGCGATCGCGGAGGCGTAGGCCGCCTCCACATCTGAGGCGCCCGCGACCGCCCAGGAGAGCTCTCCGAGCAGGTTCGCCGGGACGACGCGCTCGCCCTTGGCGAGTTGCTCCTGAGCAATCGAGGCCGTCACCCGGTTCGAGAAGGCCTGGTCTGCGACACATTGCGAGACGGTGCTGTAGCTCATCGGGCTCTCCTTAACTGACTCGAAGCGGGAGGACGCTAAGAATGATGTTGATAATGAGCGCCTGCCCGCTAGTGACGTGCCCCTGGGCGTCGAAGAGGGCGTTCGCGCCGACCGTGGCGAGGTGCGGGCCACCCGAGATGGTGTCGCCCTGAGTGTTAGCCGTGGCAGCAAAGAAAACGACCGAGAGGGCGTCCTGGGCGGGCGTCGCTCCCGTGGCGGCGGCGATATACGTAAACGCCCCGAGGACGCTCCCGGTGACGACGGCGGAGAGCCACCAGTAGTAGTCGCCCGCGCGCGGGACTGTGAGCCGGGAGGCGGCGCCGAGCGAGGTGTAGGCCTGGCTCGTAAGGCCGCCGACTCCGGTCTGGTTGAAGGCGCGGGCGGGCGGGCCGCCGATGAATTCCCACTTGGAGGCCGAGGCGGATCCGGCGTTGTAGCGGAAGAGCCAGCCCATCGAGGAGTCGCGCCAGAGTTGGCCGTCGAGCGGGGCCGCGGGCGGCGTCGCGGCGTTAGTGAAGAGCATGCTCTCGACGGCGGCCGCGAGCGCCTGGATGTTGGCGGCGCCGGAGGCGACGGGATCGGTCGGATTCGGGTAGGGGAGGCCGTGCGTCGTGTTAGGCATGGAGCGCGTCCAAGGTAAGAGCGTCCTTCCAAGGGGTTTGGGGGTCGATCGTGTTCCACTGGTAGGCCGGGTCGACGGGCACGCCGTTCCAGGGGAGCGTCAGGCCGGAGGAGAGCGGGTCGGAGAGCGCGAGCGTCATCGTCCAGTCGTCGCCGTCGATCCGGTCGGTCCAGCCTTCGAGCACGGGCGTCCAGGGATCAAACGGCGACGCGGCGGGCATGCTCGAGAGGTCGACCGGCGTGCCGACCGCGAGCGCGAGCCCGGCGAGTACGGGCGCCTCGAGGATGTTCCAGCGCGCGTAGGCGCCGCGGGCGAGTAGCTGGTTCGCCCGGGTGGTCGCGTCGGCGGTCTGTGTGAACGACGTGTCCTGCGTCGATCTGCGCTCGCCGTAGAGCGCCACCGAGGCGTCGTCGCGCACCGTCACCGACTGCGACTGGTCGCCCGTGTAGCGCACCGTGACGATGTTTCCGCGCGGGAGCACCATGTGCCAGGCGGGGGCGTAGGCGACGAGCGCCGGGTCGAGCGCGAAGCGGGAGGAGATAGAGCGCGCGCCGATCGCCTGCACAAGGATTTTCCCGTCGGGTGTGTCGGCGATCGCGGCGCCCACCTGCGGCGCCAGGAAGTTCAGGTAGTCGGCGAGGGTTGTCGTTCCGGCGGTCGCCGGGTCGCGGGCGGCGAGCGGCGGATCAAACGGCGCCGCGCGCAGGTCGAGCGAGCTCGAGAGACCGGCCTCCTGAAAACAGCGCGTCACCCGCGCCGACCACGTCTCGATCGGCCAGGTGCTCGCGCCGATCGTGTAGAGCGAGAGGCGGCCGAGCAGGGAGACGGCGATCGCGGTCAGGTCGTCGACGTCGAGGTCTGCATCGGTGATCCAGCCGGTGAAGCGGGAGACCGGAGCCCCGGCGCCGTCTTGTGCCTGCACGGTCAAGGTCTGCCCGACCTGGAAGGCCTTGACGAAGGCGCGGTCGACGTCGCGGATCACGATCTGACAGGTCGACGGCGACGGGTCGTCGAAAACGTCGGTACGGCCGTGATGGATCGTCACGTCGGCGAGCACGTCGGCGAGCGCGATCGTCTGACCGGCGACGGTCACCTGCGACGGCCAGAGACTCATCGCGCCCGCCCCGTGCGCCGGTCGGAGGAGGAGAGGAGGCGCCGGATCGTGCGCGCGGTGCCTTCCGGGTCGACGGCGCCGTAGACGTTGATCGTGATCCCGCCGGGCGCCGCGACCGCGGCGCGGCTCATCCCGGCCGGGACGGGAGCGCCCGGGACGGCGATGTTGATCCCGGGGATGTGCGGGATGTGTGGGAAGTGGATGCGGCCGATCCAGCCGAGGAGCCGGTCGACGGCGCCGATCACCTGCTCGATCCAGTTGTAGACGTGCTGGAAGGCGGCGGCGATCTGCCAGACCGCATTTTTGACGGCGGCGAGCCCGGCGGTGCCGAAACCGGAGATAAGCGCCCAGGCGCCGGAGGCGGCGCTCTTGACCGCGTCGAAATTGGTCGCGATCGCATAGACGGCGGCGCCGATCGGACCGAAGGCAAAGAGGGCGAGTTTCCAGTGCTCGGCGATCCAGTTCCAGGCGGCGAGCGCCGAACCCTTCAAGAGGTCGAAGGCCGTGTTGAGCGCGTTGACCGCGTCCTTGACGGCGCCCATGGCGCTCCGGACGATGTCGCGGAAGGTCTCCGAATGCTTGTAGGCGAGCACGAGCCCGGCGCCGAGCGCGGTCAGCGCGACGACGACGACACCGATCGGGTTGGCGGTGAGGGCGGCGTTTAGGAGCCATTGCGCGGCCGTCCAGGCGGCCGTCGCCGCCTTGGTCGCGATCTGGATCGCCTCGTAGGCCTTGATTGCCGCGTTCGCGGCCAGGATCCCGCCCGCGAGGGTTGCGACGACACCAACTAGGACCTTGATCGCCCCGGTGTTTTCCTGCGCGAACGTCGTCGCCTTAAGCAGGAGCGGCAGGAGCGCCTGGATCACGGGGATGAGACCGGCGCCGAGCGCCTCCTTGAGCTCGCCGATCTGCACCTGAAACGACTTGTACTGCCCCTCGGCGGTGTGGGCGGCCTGCGTCGCCGCGCCGCCGGTCAGATCGGCGAGCGAAGCCGTGATCTTGGACATGTCCTTGGAGGCAAGCGCCGCCTTGTCGATCCCGGGCACGAGCTTGGCGAGCGCGGCCGTGTTCCCGGCGTAGCCCTTGGCGAGCGCCGTCGAGACACTGTCGAGGTCCTTGCCGGTCGCGGCGGAGATGTCGACGGCGAGCGCGAGCGCGTCCTGCGCCTTGGTCACGTCATGGGTCGCGGTCGCGAGTTTGCCGAGCGCCGGGCGCAGGTCGTCGTCGGCGACACCGGTCTGCATCGTCAGTTTTGTGATGTAGTCCTCGGCCGACTTGACCTGCGCGTCGGTTGCCTTCGCCGTGCGCTTCAACTGCCCGGCGAGTTTGTCCTGGGCGGCCGCGTCCTCCATCGCCGCCTTGGTCGCGTCGAGCGCCGCGTAGCCGATCCCGGCGAGCGCCGCGGCCGCGGGGAGCGCCGCCTTCTTCAGGCCGGCGGTCGCCTTCTGCCCGCGGCTCATCGTGTCGCCGAGCGCCTTGTCGACGTCGCGCAGGCCGGAGACCGCGTCGGTCACCTGCGCGCCGATCGTTATCAGGATGTTTCCGGGCCCGGCCGCCATCAGATCAGCCGGTAGCGGCGCATGATGTCGGCGACGGCGCCGCGGTAGGCATCCATCGCCCGGCCGGTCTTGAAGCGCGCCGTCGTCGGTGCGATCCAGTACCCGGCCGCGTTCGCGTCGACCCCGAAATGGTTGACGTCTCCGGCCGGGCCGTGCTCGGAGCCCCAGAGGAGCACGCTCGCCGGAGCTCCCGCCTTCCCGACCTTGCGCGAGCCGCCGATCGAGACCGCCGGGAGCCGGTCGTTCTTGACCCGGATCGAGCGCGCCACCCGCGCGGCGACGGGCACGCCGCAGGCTCCGGCCGCCTGGCGGAGCTCGCCGACGAGCTCGGAGGCGCAGGTGCGCGCCGCGGCGCGGAGCTCGCCGTTTGCCTGGCGGCGCAGGTCTGCCTCGAGGCCGCGGAAGGCCGCGAGCGTCTCGACGAGCCCGTCAACGTGCGTATCGAGCTTGACGCTAGCCATGGGCGGCCTCGAGCACGTCGAGCACGGTCGCGAGCTCGCGCTCGTCGAGCGCCCGGATCTCCGCGGGCGGGCACCTGAGCAGGAGCGCGAGCTCGATCACGAGACGGCCGAAAGACCCTCGCTCGAAGGGTTTACGACGTCTGACTCCAAGGTGAAATTGGCGACGGTCTGGCGCCACACCTCGAAGCCTTCTTCGGCACCGACGAGGGCGTGCAGGACGACGAGGTTCGCGAGCGACTTAGGGGCGGCGTCGAGGTCGGTGGGGAATCCGTTTCGGTGCGCGTACTCCTCCCAGGCGGCGACGGCGGGGAGGCCGCCGCGCACCTCCACGGTGCGGCCGTCCCGGTAGAGAATCTCGCCGCGGAATTCGACCATGGGCATGGGCTCATCCCTTCTTGGTCGACGTCGCCGCGAGCGCCGTCGGGTCGACCTTGACGATCGGGCCGATCACCGGGAGCGTAAAATCGGAGGTGATCTGCACCCCGGCGTCGCCGCCGATCGTGCACGGCCGTAGCTGCACGGTGCCCGAATATTTGAGGCCGGTCGCGGCCGTGTAGGGGACGAACTCAAACGGAACCTCATCGAGCGCGTTGTCCATCAGGTAATGCAGGAACGACGGGCCTTCGGCGGTCGTCGCGGTGAAGTCCTGGATCACCGAGCCGGTCAGGTTCCACTTGACGGTCGCGAGCGGCGCCGGGGCGGGGGTTGCGAGCGTCGGCGTCCCGTCCTCATCGGAGATGTCGGGCTCGAGCGCGCAGTTCGCGACCTGATAGGAGAAGTCATTGGTCGTCCCGAGCTTCAACGTGCCCGGGCCGAGACGGGAATCGATCAGAGCAGTTGACGGCACGGTTAAACCTCCGTTTCGGTGACGGTGACGATGAGCTCGAGCGCCGGGAGCGGCTCCGCGTTGACGGTGGAGCTCCACGCGGACGGGCGGTAGGCGTCGGTGCGCAGGGCGAGCGCGACGTCGTCGGCGAGCGCGTAGAGCCGGTCGACGGCGAGCTCCGAATTCAGCGGATCGCCGGAGACGACGTAGACGGGAATCGTGAAGGTGCGCGACTGTAGGCCGCGCGAGGAGAGCGTCGGCAGGCCGACCAAGGTCCCGACCGGCTGCGGGTAGAAGGCGCCCGCGTCGCGCGTGGCGGCGATCCCGGCGTCGGCGAGGAGCTCGAGCGTCGCCGCGATCGCGCGCGCCGCCGGGGAGGAGACCGAGACGCTCATAGCGCGAGCGGCCTCCGCCAACCGACGAGACGCATCACCTCCGCCCGGCGGGCGCCGAGCGTATCGAGGAGCGTCGTCTCGTCGCCGTAGCCTGCGAACCCCGACGGGGCGTTACGAGTCTGATAGACGAGCCCCGCCCACATGATCGAGCCGCCGCGCACCTCCTCCGACGGCGTAAAAACGTCGGGAACGGGCGGGATCGCGGCCGGGTCGCCGCCCGTCCAGAGATCGCGACGGCGCCGCTCGACGGCGGCCTTCACCACCGCCGTCGAGAGGAGGAGATTGTCGTCGGCCGCCGGATCGCCCGGAAGGTCGAGGTAGGCGGCGACGTCGGCCGGGGTGAGCCATTCCGGCGTACTCACTTCGAGCGCGAGCTCCCGGTCTCGGCGACGGCGGGAAGGAGCGTCGCGAACTGGAGGATTTCGGCCGGGTAGTCGGTGTCGAAGAGCCCTTCGCCGACACAGGCGAGCTCGACGTTCAGGGCGCCGATCGCGTTCGCGGTCAGGCGCACCGGCTCGGTGACGCGGGCGTCGACCGCGCGCCGGGTCGCGAGGATCGTATGCGCCGCCGTGATCGTCCCGGAAACGACGACGGGGATCCCGGCGAGCGAAGCGGTCAGATTGCCGACACCTTCCACGAGGATCCCGGAGTTGAGCACGCTCTTGTCGGCGAACTTGCCCCAGACGTCGGGCGCCATCACGATCACCTCGGCCGTGCGCTGATTGCCGGTCGCGATGTAGAACTCGGCGAGCGCGGCGCCGATCGTCGTCGAGGTGCCCGTGGCGGCCGCCAGTAGTTGCCCGCCGATCTTGCCTTCGACGTAGAGGTAGAAACCCTGGACGGCGTCAGCGTAAATCTCGTCGATCACCGACGGGTCGGAGCGCTGCACAACCACCCAGGGGATCGCGCCCGCCCAGTCCCAGCGCTTGACCGTCGCGGTCTGGGTGGTGAGCGTGACCTTGGTCGAGGTGGCGTCGGCGTCGACGTTCGCCGCCTCGGCGCCCGCGGTGTGCGTCGTCCATTTCGGTTTGACGACGTTGAGACCGACCGACGGGATCGGGCGGCCGCGGAAGGCGTTGTAGAGCGGCCGGTCGACCGCGCGCTCGCCGATCACGGTCGTCTCGTACTGCGGCGGCAGCAGGCCGGTGACGTCGGTCGAAATGGATTCGGTGAGCGCCGCCTGGATGTACTGGACCGCGTCGCGCTCGCCGTGCTGGGCGCGGATGAGGTAGTCGACGAGCTCCCCGGCGGAGAGCTCGCGCGGATCCGGCGTGCGCGCCGCCACGATGACGGGCGGCGCCGCTACTGCTTGGGTCATGATTTCTCCTCCTACGGGGATCGTCTGTTGGTCGGGGTGCTCCTCCTGCTCCTCCTCCTCCTCCTCCTCCTCCAGCTCGGCGGGCTCCGGCTCCTCCTGCGCCGCGACCCGGGTGACACTGGCGCCGGGGAAGGCGCCGATTGCAAGTAGCGACGTCTCGAGCAGGAGCGCCGATGAGACCTCGAAGACCCCGTCGCGCTCCTCCGCCTGGACGATGTCGGCGCCGACCGAGAGCGAGCCGCGCGAGCCGGAGGCGGCCTGCACGAGCGCCGTGTCGCCGTCGGCGGTCGCGTCGATCCGGAAGCGGCCGAGCGCGCCCGTCTCACTCTCGACGAGCTCGGCGAGCACCCCGACCGGCCGCGAGCGGTCATGGTCAACCAGGAGCGGCGTGCGCCCGCGCGCCAGGGTGAGCGAACCGGCGGCGAAGCGGTAGCGGCGCCCGGCAATCGTCGCCGTCTCGCCGTACGGGACGATGACGCCTTCGATCGTGCGCTCGCGCACGTCGGCGGCCAGGACTTCCATCTCGAACTGAACCATTAGACCCTCCCGGGTGTGAGGTCGGATTCGGGCGCGACGTCGGTCGGGATCCCGAGCAGCGAGCGCGCCTCCGGCGCGGTGATGATTCCGGCGGTAAGAAGGCCGGTCGCATACTCGGCGGCCGCCTGCGGGTCGGAGCGCAGGAACGTCTGCACGTCGAACGCGACCGACTGACCGCGCGGGACCGCGTCGGAGAGCGTCGCCTCGATCGTGCGCAGGTGCGGCGCGACCGCGCTCGAGACGAGGATCGCCAACTGTTGCGAGAGGTTCGAGTAGAGGAGCGCCGACGCATTCCCCGACGGGGAGGCGCCGATCATCGCGACCGGCACGTTGAAGAGCCGCGCGACGTCGGTCGCGACGTTCGAGCGCGCCTCGATCAATTGCAGATCGGCCGGTGAGATGTTCTCGCGCGTGTAGGTGACGCCTTGGAGCCAGGCGACACCGGACTCCCGCCGCGCCTGGCGGAAGGCATCGAGGATTTCCTGCGCCTCGTCGTCGCCGAGCTCGGCGCCGTCGTTTTTCAGCACCCCGGCCGGGAGCTCGACGGCGGAGAGGCGACGGGCGGCCTCCTCGAGCTCGATCGCGGCCGCGAGCGTGCGCCCGCCGACGGCGAGCGCGCCGGGGAGCGGCGAGTCGAAGCGAATCACGTCCTCGACGGGTACCGGATCGTGCACCCCGGCGATCCGGTACCCGGTCAAGACTGCGTAGGTGCCACCGATCGAGCGCGTCTCCGGCGTCACGTCGGAGACCGGCGTCCAGCGCGCCCGGCGCGGATAGCCTTCCGCGTCGCGCTCGAGGATGCGCCAGTAGGCGCGGCCGGAGAAGAGCAGATCGTCGACCGTCCCGCCGAGGGTCGAGGGGAGCGTCGTCGAGGGATCCGGCTTGGAGAGGAGCCAGTCGGGCGGGAGCCGCTCGCCGCCGCGGTAGCGGTAGAGGTGCATTTGGACGACGGTGCCGACGATCAGGTTTCGGCAGGCCGCCACCGACGGGATCGAGAGCGCGAGCTCGCG